CCCGGTGGCGCTGGTCGAGGCGGTCCTGACGGCGTTTTCGGATCCCGGCGATCTGATCTACGAGCCGTTCTGCGGCTCCGGCACTCAACTGGTGGCCGCCGAACGCGCTGGGCGGCGATGCTTCGCGATGGAGCTGGACCCGATCTATTGCGACGTCGCGGTGCGGCGGTGGGAGAAGGCGACGGGGAGAAAGGCGATGATCCCCGCACATTGACGCCCGCACAGTTCGCCGCCACCGTCTGCTATGCGGACTTTTCGGCCATTAGCTGCGGTCGCAACATCTGCGGCGATGCTGACGCAGCATTCAGATATCCGCTGCCCAATCAGCCAGGAAATCTGGCGATAACCTCTCCGCCGTTCTGAGTTTCGAAATGCCCATCGCTACGCTCGATCAGGATTTCGTTGCCACGGCTCGCCAGCCAACGCTCCTGACGTTGTCCGTTGATCATTCGCGTCTGCTTGGTAACGTCGATGACTTCGCCACGCTCACCCAAGCACTCAACAATTTCAATATCTTCCCACACGGCATCGTCTCCTTTAAATTCCCTCGGCACCGCTCGGAGTAGAGCAACAGAACGACTTAGCAAGTCAAGTTCTCTGGCCACCCCTGCGCGTTAGCGGCCGGCGGCATAAGAGCATCTCTGCAATCGGTTCAAGTTGCAGTTTCGAAGAGCCCCACATCGTCGAATTCACGGGTCCGACTTTCCGGTCTGAGCCGTTCACGTTGGCTGGCTCTTCTACGCTCGCGAGACGCGGAGGACGGCGTTTGGTAAAGAGGGCTCCTTTCGCCGTCAGCCGATCCGATAGACGGCGCCCCTGCCATCTTCCTTGGTCGAGCCGACCACCAAGCCTAGCTTTTTCTTCAGCACCCCCGAGATCAAGCCTCTGGCGGAATGTGCCTGCCAAGCAGTCGCCGCAACGATCTCGACGATGGTCGCGCCCTCGGGGCGCTCGAGCAAGGCGATGATCACGGCCTGCTTGGTTCCGGCACGCAGGGTCGGCGGCTTGGCAGCGGGCGTCTTTGCGGCATGTTCGCGCATGGCGACCACCGTCTTTACCACCACCGGCTCGATCCCGATGGCCAGCAGCCCTGCGTCGGTGACCACCAGCGTGGTGCCGTGGCCATCGCCGGTCTCGCGCCAGAGCGGCTCGCCCTTGCGGATGTCGGCATCGACCTCTTCGAGCCAGCCGTGTCCGATCATTTTGGTGACGGCCATCTTCGCCGCCGCTCCGGCCAGACCCTTGGGCAGCGGCAGGGCGATGTTTTCGGGGCGCTGGGCCCCGGCGCTGAGGATGATGGTCTGGGTTTCTGTCAGCTTGATCATGGCGAATTCTTCCTATTGATCGTGGGTGGCAAGGAAGGCGGCGATGCGCGACATGAGATCGTTGTGGCCGTCGGCATCCGTGCCGATGATCACGTCGCCATCGTCGTCGCGTTCCAGATCGGCAATCTCGCGCAGCAGGGCGATGGCAGCGTCGCAGGCGGCGAGGCGTTCGGCCTCCCATGCGGCGGTGATCGCGTCCTGCTCGATCTGGTGGCGCTGGGCGGGATCAAGCGGCATGTTCGCCCTCCTTGAAGGCCGCGTCGGTGATCTGGCGCAGCAGGCTGGCGTAATGGTTCAGGGTGCCGACGTGGCCCCAGTTGATCTCGTCGGGGTGGGTCTCGAAGTGATCGTCGCTCAGGGCCTTCAGCCGCTCCAGCATTGCGTCGATCTGGAACTTGGTAGTCATGAAGGCGTCGAGGGCTTTGGCATTGTCGGTCGCGCGGCGGGTGGTCATGGCTTGGTTTCCTTCGCTGTGTTGCATCGTTTTCGTGTAATCAACTTCGCTCTGCGGGCGTGCTTAGTGTAGGTAAATCATAGCAATATCAGTGCGTTCTGATTACAGTCCGGGCTGTCACGGCCGGGGCCTGTCCGCATCGGCCTGTGGCACCACGCTGACCCAGCGGCAGCCGATCCACATGTAAAGATATTCGAACTCCCGCGTCGGGCTTGGCAGGATGCGCGGGGCTTGCGACGGGCTGAAGTAATCCAGCGCCTCCGGCGTGACCTGCCGGATCTCCACGGCGGCGAGAATATCCTCGGGCTTCCAGCGCGCCAGCGCAGGCAGCATATGGGCCGGGTCGCCGTCGCGATGAACATAGACATGGGCCCATTCGTCGGGGCCGATCTGGATGGCGATTTGCGCGCGGGTGCTCATGGCCTTGTCTCCTCAGATCAGTTGCAGGTCGGCCAGCACGGCGCTGGCGGCGGCAAGTTGTGCAGTCGGCACCTCAACCTTGAGGTGCGAGAACAGGTCCGAGCAGTCTGCCCGGATCCCGGCCTCGACCAGCTCCGTTTCGATGCTGGCGGCGACGCTGTTCAAGCGGCTGCGATCAAAGTGGTCGGGCAGCGTGTCGAGGTCGATGCGGATGGTGGTGGTGGCCATGGTCATGATCTGGATCTCCGATCCGGGGTGATTTCCTGATCCGAGACTCGCTCCATGCGGGAGTGTAATCAACTGAAATAGACCGGCTTTCCCGTTTATTTCCAATGACTTGAGGACGCGGCAATCACCATGAAAGGTATGTCTGAACGCGAGTATTCCGCCCATTCCGGTCTGTCACGCGGGGCGATCCAGAAGGCGCGGAAAGCCGGTCGGCTGGTGGTTTACAGCGACGGGTCGATCAACGCGGCCGCGTCCGATGTGCGGCGTGGCGAGATGACTGATCCGGACCAGCAGCGGCGCAGCACCGGCGGCGACAGCGGGTTTTCCGGGCCAGCCGACAGCTCGTCGTACCTGAAGGCCCGGACAGCCCTGACGGTCTACCAGGCGCAGGAACGCCAGTTGGCGATCCAGAAGAAGAAGGGCTTGCTGATCGACCGGGCGCGCGCCGAGGCGCTGGTGTTTCGCCTGGCGCGACAGGAACGGGACACGTGGGTGACCTGGCCCAACAGGGTGGCGGCGCTGATGGCGGCCGAAGTGGCTTTGGGAGTGGAAAAACAATCCGGCACAGCCGTGATCATCGAGGCCGCGATCCTGCAGAGGGTGTTGGAAGCCCATGTCAGAGAACAACTCGCTGCCCTCGCAGACCTCCGGGTCAGCCTCGGATCGTGATGACCTGGCCGGATACGACCTGACCGCTGACCTCGACCTCGCGTTTGACGGGGCCGAGGACGTCCTGCGGATCTGGCGGCGGGGCATGGCGCCCGACCCGGATATGACGGTGTCGGAATGGGCGGACCAGCATCGCTGGCTGTCGTCGCTGAGCGCGGAACCCGGACGCTACAGCACGGCGCGCACACCTTACCTGCGCGAGATCATGGATGCGCTGTCGACGGGCCATCCGGCGCAGCGGATCAGCTTCATGAAGGCCGCACAGGTTGGGGCGACGGAAGCGGGCAACAACTGGATCGGCTATGTGATCCATCACGCGCCGGGGCCGATGCTGGCGGTGATGCCATCCATCGAGTTGGCAAAGCGCACCTCGCGCGGGCGGATCGATCCCTTGATCGCGGACAGCCCTGCCTTGCGAGACCGGGTCAAACCGGCGCGGTCGCGCGACGCGGGCAATTCGATGCTGTCCAAGGAGTTTCCCGGCGGCATCCTGGTGCTGACCGGGGCCAATTCGGCGGCAAGCCTGCGCTCGATGCCCGCGCGCTACATCTTTCTGGACGAGGTGGACGGCTACAAGCCTTCGGTAGAGGAGGAAGGCGATCCGGTCACGCTGGCCGAGGCGCGCACCACCACCTTCTCGCACCGGCGCAAGGTGTTCATGGTCTCGACGCCGACGATCCGGGGGTTGAGCCGGATCGAGCGGGAGTTCGAGGCCAGCGATCAGCGCCGGTACTTCGTGCCCTGCCCGCATTGCGGCCACATGCAGTGGCTGCAGTTCGACCGGCTGCGCTGGGCGAAGGGCCAGCCCGACACGGCGGCCTATCATTGCGAGGGGTGCGAGAAGCCCATTGCCGAGCATCACAAGACGCAGATGCTGGAGCGCGGCGAGTGGCGGGCGACGGCCGTCTCTGCCGATCCGCATTCGATCGGGTTCCATATCTCGGCGCTCTATTCGCCCTTGGGCTGGAAAAGCTGGTCCGACATCGCGCGGGGATGGCTGGCGGCCCAAGGCTCGGAAGAGATG